TGATCAGGCTCGACCTGGCGCGCTGGCGGCTGTGGGACAACTGATATCGGGGGGATTGTCTGCGCAACGATTGGCGCAGGCTTGATAATATTCCGTAAATATTCGTCAACATGAAATATTTCCCAAACAAAAAGACTCATCAAACCTACAAGACCAGACATAATCCAAGTTACTGGCGAATCTATTTTCTCTGGTGCTGAATGAATTATGCCTGCCACCCATTTGTGCGGACGGATACCACGTTTCGCCAATGCCAGAAAAATGCCCTTTGAAACAATAGTGTTGAAAACGGCAAGAAGGATGCCTCCAATATACGCCACAGCGTCATTCCTTAGCCGCTCCCATCTCGTGCAGCCTACCAGCTCATGATGACGGGCATCGTCGATTTCCGATCGAACCAGGGCAGCAGCCCTCTCGATCAAAGCTTAAAATAGCCATGATCAAACGCGGGCGCTAGCCGCCCGCGTTATCGTTTCAGTGGATCAATTCCCATCTCGCTGGTGCCCCGTCACCGCCTGCCGCCCGCACGGTCTCGCCCTCATTGTTTCGCAGAGACGAAATGACGGGCGCACGCACGTGCCTTGTCATTGCCGCCTTTAAATCCTGTCATCTTTGTCGGGCGTTCAAAGCACCCGCAATCCCATTCTGCCGCGGGAAAAAAGCGCATTTATCGAAGGCCTCAGTGTAGCGGCCGAACTCCAATAAACTCGGGGCTTCCGCAGTTCGAGAGCGCGCCCGAACGAACGCAGGCCGTTCCAAAACTCATTGACGGCGTTGCACAAAACCCGCAATTCTCGCGTCCGAGATACGGTCACTGCTGTGTTTGACGACTGACATAGCTGGATATGACCGGCCCCGGCGGGCGCGGAGCGCCCCCGCGGAGAGTTTCGAGCGCCCCAGCAGGCATCACGGTTCCGAAGCTGGACGCGTAGGGTCCGGAAGCGATCGTCCGGCGCGCTCGTTCCCCTCGCCTGCCCGGCCCGAACCCTCACGCTCAACGCGCGGGGCTCTGATGTAGGACCGGGCGGGCAGCGTGCACGATTTTAGCAAGGGGCGTAAAGCCGTCCCCTAGGACCTCGCTGTTTTTCGGTGTTCAGCGAGCTGCCGAACCCAAGAACCGACGCGCGACGGCGCTCCCATAGGAGGCCAGAAGCGCGAGACTTCGCCCGATGGGCTCCACCAATCGGCCGGCGCGTTTTGGGTGCGGCTGTTCAAGGACGGCGTGACCTCCGGGGAACCGGAGGTTTGCCGCGCCGGCCGGTTTCTCGCTCGACGATAGCGTCGAGCCGACCCTCGACACTACCCGAAATGACCTTTCCGGGTAGGCTGACATCCTACCCGCCATTGGGCCCAGCCGAACCGGCTCGGCTCGGACAGGGAAATTCCCCCTCATAAAACCGCCGACGCCACAGCGCCGGCGGTTCGATCGAACACGGCCTCACAAGGCCTCGTGACGCCCTCGCGATCTCCGAGCAGGAGAAAGCGGGGGCGAGGAGCGCTGTAACGCTCCCCGCCGCGAGAGCTGACCTCGCATGACCAAGAACCGGCCGATTCCGGCCACCCCGCACCGCGCGCTGCGGCGGGGCAAGGGTGTCTTGCGCCATGCAGAAGATCAATGCAGTGGAGATGCGCGAAGTCGCGCGTCTCAAGTCTTTCCCCAGAAATGCCCGGACTCACAGCAAGGAGCAGGTCGAGCAGCTCGCCGCCGCGATAAGGGAGTTCGGCTTCACCGCGCCGATCCTGATCTCGCCGGACGGAGAGATCCGCGCCGGCCATGGACGTCTCCAGGCCGCGCAGTCGCTCGGAATGACCGAGGTCCCGACTCTTGTCGTCGGGGCGGATTGGTCGCCCGAGAAGGTCCGCGCTTATGTGATCGCGGATAACAAGCTCGCGCTGAACGCGGGCTGGGACTTCGATATCCTCGCCGCCGAGATCGGCGCGCTGCAGGAGCTCGACTTCGATATCGCGCTGACCGGCTTCTCGCTCGACGAGATCGTCGCCCTGCCTTTCGGGATCGGAGGGGACGGCGACGCGATCGGCGCGACGCCCGACCGCGCGCCGCCGCGGCTCGGCAATTTGATCGAGCGCTTCGGAATTCCTCCGTTCTCCGTGCTGACGGCGCGGGAGGGATGGTGGCAGGATCGAAAGCGCGCCTGGCTGGCGCTCGGCATCGAAAGCGAGGTCGGCCGCGGCGAGAACTTGCTCAGGATGTCGGATACCGCCAACGAGTTCATGGCGCCCAAGCACGCGCGCGGCAGGCGCAAGCCCAATGCCGAGCCCGCCGGCGGCGGTGGTGGCGGGTGGAAAGCGATGAACGAGAAGATGGCGGCAAATCGCGCCAAGCTCCGTGACAGAAAGAGCGAGGACTGATGGCGAAGGGAAAAGCCAGATGCTTCGCCAAGGAACCGACGCGCGGGGAGCATGAGGTCGGGGAGAAGAGATCATCGCTCCCCGCGGGGCTCGTCTTCGGCGAGATCGAGAACTTCGATGGCGCCGGGCGCACGATCACCGGAACATCGATCTTCGATCCCGTCCTTTGCGAGCTGGCCTATCGCTGGTTCTGCCCGCCGGGCGGCCTCGTGCTCGATCCCTTCGCCGGGGGCTCGGTGCGCGGCATTGTCGCCAGCCGGCTCGGCCGGCGATATGTCGGCGTCGACCTGCGGCCAGAGCAGCTCATCGCCAATCGCGCGCAGGCCGCGGTGATCTGCAATGGCTTTCCGACTCCGGAGTGGATCGCCGGCGATAGCCGGGCGGTCCTCCCCGGTCTCAGTATCGAAGCGGACTTCGTGTTCTCCTGCCCACCCTATGGCGACCTCGAGGTCTATTCGGACCTCGCGGCCGACCTGTCGACGATGAAACATGAGGCCTTTTGCGAGGCCTATCGCGATATCATCGCGTCGTCGGTTCGGCTTCTCAAACCGGATAGGTTCGCCTGCTTCGTCGTCGGCGATTTCCGCGGGCCGGACGGCTTCTATCGGGACTTTCCCGGCGAGACGATCCGCGCTTTCCGCGCCGCCGGCGCCGGTCTCTACAATGAAGCGGTTCTGGTCACCGCGATCGGCTCACTTCCGATCCGCGCCGGCAAGCAATTCGCCGCGACGCGGAAGCTCGGCAAGACGCACCAAAATGTCCTGGTCTTCTGCAAGGGCGACCCGCGCAAGGCGACCGAGGCCGTTGGGGAAGTTGCATTCGGCGAAGGAGGAGTCGGCGGCGAGACAACGCAGGCCTCCGCCGCCGACGAGTTCGGCGAGCTGCTCTAATGAATGCCAGTGAACGGCCAATCATTCGCGAGCACGAGGGGATTGCCGTCGTCCGCGACGATCTGTTCTCAGGCGGCACGAAGGCGCGCTATCTGCCGGCGCTCTTTCACGACGCGGAGGAGATCGTCTACGCGAGCCCGGCCGAAGGAGCGGCACAAACGGCGCTCGCAATCACGGCGCAGCGCCTCGGCAAGCGGGCGACGATCTTCGTCGCCAAGCGCGCCCAGCCGCACGCCCGGGCGCTGATGGCGAAGCGTCACGGCGCCAAGGTCTATCAGGTGAGCCCCGGCTATCTGAGCGTCGTCTCGGCGCGAGCGCGCGCCTATGCCGAGAAGACGGGAGCGCTTCTCGCTCCTTTCGGTGTCGATCTCCCGGAGACGATTCAGACGATCGCCGCGGCCGCGCGCGCCTCGGGCGTGCAGCCGGATGAGGTCTGGTGCGCCGCAGGATCTGGAACGCTCGCCCGCGGGCTCGCCGCCGCATGGCCGAATGCTCGCCGGCATGTCGTGCAAGTGGGGAAGAATCTCGAGGCCAATGACGTCGCCGGCGCCACAATTCATGTGGCCCCGCTGAAATTCGAGAAGGCCAGCAAGGCCGCTGTGCCGTTCCCGAGCGACCCGCACTACGACGCCAAGGCGTGGGAGATATGCAAAGCCCGGCATAGTGCCGGGCTCGTGCTGTTCTGGAATGTGACCGGCCCGGCCGCTGCTTAATCAGCGGCCGGCCTTCGCTTCGGCCTCATAATCGGCCTTGATGGCCTCGATGACTTCCGCGAGTGGGACCATTGAAAGATTGCAAAGACGAACCGCCAGGCGCATTGCGCGACCCTGGCCGACGAAGCCACCGCCACTGCAAAAGTCGGCGCCGTAACGGTCAGCCAGGTATTCGCGAAGAAGGCCGGCGTCGTTCCATGTCGCGGGCGTGTAGGCAGTCATTTGCTTGCTCCGTTGCCGATGGACGCAGAGAGCCTCGACGCTGAAATGAGAGCAACTCGAAAGTCGGGGCCCCCCGATAAAATCGGGAAGCCCTCGCGGACACGATGCGTCAGGCCGCCTTCTTCTGCGCTTCCAGGGCCATGACGCAAAGGTTTCTGTACTTGTCGAGCGCCTTGGGGCTGCTCGAAACCGGCTTGATGGCGTAAGCCTTGAGGCCTTCGATATCGCCGGCCTCCGCGAGCTTCGTCAGTTCGGCGAGCTTGCCGCGGAATCGGGCGTGCGTCGGCGCGCTGAAATCGGGCGGCGTCGGAAGCGCGCCGGCCTGCGCGGCTGCGAGAATGGCCGCGCGCTTGCCGAGTTCCTTCGCCGGTGCGGGCTTGTTGCCCTTGGCAGGGTTAGCCGCCTTGGCTGTCGCTTTGCCTTTCGGCCAGCTTGCCGCGTTCGCCGCCGCAATCGGATGTGAAGCGGGGGTGAGGCTTTCAATATTGACGGAGGCCACCTTCTCGGCTTGGCGCTTCATTTCCTTTGTCTGATCGGCGATCGCGGATACGCGAAGGGCGATCGCGACGGAAGATGCGCGGAGGCGCTTCAGGCCGGGGGTTTCTTCCGCGATCGCCTTCGCGGCGCCGGGGAAGCGAGTCTCAGGCGGCCGACGAAACGCGAAGCCGCCTTCGACGCGCTCGATCTCGAAAGCTTCGCCGCATTCACGCTTAGCGGCACGGCGGCAGTTCGAGCGATCGGTGAAGGTTTGGGAAAGATTGGCAGCGGTCATTTTCATTCTCCGGATTGAAAGGTTGAGGAAGGCGGAAGATCAGGGGCAGACGATGATTTGCGTGGCTTTCTTTTCCCTGGCCTTCATTCGCGCCGACTCGCATGCACCGCGATAGGTGTCGTTGAACCAAAAAATCGTGCCTTCGATTTCGAAGGCCCAAGCGCCGGGCCCACGCGGCTTCTTGCCGTGGCTGAATTCGTATTGGCTGGTCTTGATCTCGATGCGCATTTGCGTGGCTCCATGCGTCTTCAATGAACGCAGGACAGCGCAGAACGAATGCAGGAGCAACTCCGGTCTAATGCGACATCAAAAGAAACTCATCGATGGCTGCACGCAAACCACGACGACCTAGAAAGCCGGGTCGGCCAAGGCACACGCCTGACGCCAAGTCTCGCAAAATGGTCGAGGCGCTGGCGTCCTATGGAATTCCGCACATCGAAATCGGAACGGTTATCGGGATCGATCCGAAGACGCTGCGAAAGCATTACGGCCTGGAACTCGAGACTGCCGCGATCAAGGCGAACGCCATGGTCGCGCAGAGCCTCTTCGCCAAGGCAACATCGAAGGGGATCACCGGCCCATCGGTCACCGCCGCGATCTTCTGGCTGAAGGTGCGCGCAGGGTGGAAAGAGACCACCATTCATGAGCACGGCGGCAAGAACGGCGGCCCGATTGAATATTGCGATTTGTCGGCGCTGAGCGATGAAGAGCTCGACCTGTTCGAAAAGCTCCGCGCCAAGATTGCCCAGCCTGGAGGCTATCCGGTCGGAGAAAGCGCGTAGGGAGGCGCAACGAGAAAGGGAAAGGATAGCGCGCGACGCCGACGCAATCCGGGCGCGGTGTCAGTCGCTCGCCGGCTTCGTCCGCGAGGCATGGCCGATCCTCGAGCCGAACACACCGCTGGTCTGGAACTGGCACCTCGACGCGATCTGTGAGCATTTAGAGGCGATCACATTCGGGCAGATCACGCGTCTGCTTACAAACGTTCCGCCGGGCTCGTCGAAATCGCTGATCGTTTCGGTGTTATGGCAGGCCTGGGAATGGGGCCCGATCGGGAAGCGCTCGATGCGCTTCCTGACCACCGCTCATAACGACGTCCCGGTCAAACGCGACTCGCGCAAGTGCCGTGATCTGATCCTGTCGGAGTGGTATCGCAGTCTCTGGCCCGAGGTCGTTCTCGTTCGCGCCGGCGAAATGTCGTTCGCGAATTCGAGCACAGGAACGCGCGAGGGAGTCGCCTTCGGTTCGCTGACATCGCAGCGCGGCGATCGTCTGATCATCGACGATCCCCATTCGACGACCAAAGTCGAAAGCGATGCCGAACGGACAGCGACGACGCGCAAATTTCGTGAGGGCGCGCTCAATCGCCTCAACGATCAGAAGCGCTCGGCGATCGTCGTCGTGATGCAGCGTCTGCATTCCGATGACATCTCAGGAACGATTCTGAAGCTCGGGATGGAATATGTCCATCTCTGCCTGCCGATGGAGTTCGAGAAAGAGAGGCGGTGCCGGACCTGCATCGGGTTCGAGGACCCGCGCACGAATGATGGCGATCTCCTCGATCCAGTTCGCTTCCCTCGTGAGGAAGTCGAGAAGCTTCAACGCGAGATGGGGTCTTATTCCTACGCCGGGCAGTATCAGCAGCGGCCGACCCCACGCGAGGGCGGGTTGTTCAAGCGCGCATGGTTCGATGGAAAGATCATCGGCGCGCCGCCGGAGCGAACCGTATGGGTTCGGCATTGGGATCTCGCGGCGACGAAGAAGAAAACGTCGGCGCGAACCGCGGGCGTGAAGCTGGGGAAGACTCCTGACGGCCGCTATGTCGTCGGCCATGTCGCCATGACGCAAGACGAAGGGAATGCAGTACGCAAGCTCATCAAAGCGACGGCGGAAATCGACGGTAAGGGCGTGATGATCAGTTTGCCACAGGATCCTGGGCAGGCAGGTAAGGTCCAGAAATCGGATTTCGTTGCGCAGCTCGCCGGCTGGGATGTTCGGGCCGAGCCAGAGACCGGCGACAAGGAGACGCGCGCCACGCCGTTCTCGGCGCAGTGCGAAGCCGGGAACGTCTATCTCGTCCGCGGCGCCTGGAACGACGATTATCTCGACGAGCTATGCCTGTTTCCGGGCGGCTCGTTCAAGGATCAGGTCGACGCTTCGTCGGGGGCATTCGGACGCTTGGTGAAGCCGGCAAAGGGCCCCCCTGCCGTGTTCGGAACCTACGGGAGTCAAGGTTGAGCGACGACAAAGAACCGGACTCTCGCTCTTCGGATTTCGAGGAGATGCAGTGCTACTGGCGCAAGGTCGATGCGCTCTTGGGCGGCGCCGACGCGATGCGCAAAGCCGGCACTTATCTGCCGAAGTTCCCGAACGAGAGCGTCGAAGATTACAACTTCCGTCTTTCCAATGCAAAATTCACCAACATTTTCGGCGATATCGTCGAGACGCTGGCTTCGAAGCCGTTCGGAACTGAAATCGCCATCACCGGCGCCAGCGCGCGCGTCGAATCATTCGTCGAGAACATCGACGGGCACGGCTCGCACCTGCATCAATTCGCGGCGCAGTCGTTCTATGCCGGTCTCGCCTATGCGCTGGACTGGATTTTCGTCGACTACACCAAGAATGTTCCGCCGGGGGCCACGGTAGCGCAAGAGGCCGCGCTCGGCGCGCGCCCCTATTGGGTGCATATCCCGGCGCAACAAATGATTGCCGTCTATTCCGAAATGATCGGCGGCGTCGAGACGTTCGTTCATGCGCGCATCGCGGAATGCTCCATTCAGCGCGACGGCTGGGGAGAAAAGAAGCGCGAATTCGTCCGCGTCCTGGACCGTGAGGTCACGCGCGATGACCTCGGCAATGCGATATCCGCCGCGCCGGCGACATGGGAACTATGGGAGGAGATCGAGCCGCAGAACGGGCAGGACAAAGAAACATGGCTGCGTCGTGACAGCGGCTCGATCAGCATCGGCGTTATCCCGATCGTCCCTTTCATCGCGGGGCGCCGCATCGGCTCTTCCTGGCGCCTCAAGCCCGTTCTGAAAGACGCAGCGGAACTGCAAATCGAGCATTTCCAGCAAGAGAGCGCCCTCAAATATGCGCGCGAGGTAACTGCTTTTCCGATGCTCGCGGGCAACGGAGTGACGCCGCCCGAGGACGCGACCGGAAAACCGAAGCCGGTTCCGGTTGGGCCGAAGACGGTCCTCTACGCGCCGATGGATTCCGATGGCAACCACGGTGAGTGGAAATTCATCGAGCCCAGCGCCGAGTCATTGCGCTTCCTCGCCGGCGAAGTGAAGACGACGGAAGAAGCGCTCCGGGAGCTCGGGCGCCAGCCTCTCACGGCGCAGAGCGGAAATATCACGGTGGTCACGGCCGCCTTTGCCGGGGACAAAGCGATCAGCGTTATCGAAGCGCTGAAACTGAACTTCAAGAACGCACTCGAAAACGCGCTCGCTTTGACCGCGAAGTGGATAGGCGAGACGGACACGATCGAAGTCGAGATGTCGTCGGACGACTCGCTCGATCTTCGCGCTGATGATGGCAGCGCCGATCTCGTCGAGATGCGCAAGAACAACGACCTCTCCCAAGAGACGCTGTGGAGCGAGTTCAAGCGTCGCGGAAAGCTCTCCTCGAATTTCGACGCGGAAACGGAGCGCCAACGCCTTCTCGATGAAGCGCCTGGCGATCCGACAGCGGCGGAAGCAGATGCGGCGGCCGGAAACAATCCCGGCCCCGCAATCCCGGCCAGCGGCGGATCGCCGCCGGCGCCCGGCGCGGATGCGCCATAGAACGGCTCGGATGGGCCAGAGGTAGCACATGAAGCTCAAAACGATCGAGAAAGACGGCGCGACCTATGCGGAGGTCAAGGAGGGAAAGCCGGTCTATGTGAACGACGATGGCTCCGAAGCCGCCGTCGATCTCCCGGGCACCGCGGCGACGATCTCGCGCCTCAACGGCGAGGCGAAGACACATCGAGAGGCGAAGGAATCCGCGCTCGAGAAGCTGAAAGCGTTCGAAGGGATCGACCCCGCCGCCGCGCGCGACGCGCTCGACAAGCTCGCGAACATCGACGCGAAGAAGCTCATCGACGCCGGCGAGGTCGAGAAGGTCAAGGAGGGCATTTCGCGAGCCCTCGAGGGCAAGATGGCCGAGGCGAAAAAGGCATATGAGCTGACGATCGCGGAGGAGCGCGCGAAGAGCGAAAAGCTCGAATCCTCCCTACATGCGGAAAAGATCGGCGGCGCCTTCGCGCGCTCTCAGTTCATCAAGGACAAGCTCGTCATTCCCCCCGACTTGGTTCAGGCTCGATTCGGCAAGAACTTCAAGCTCGAGGATGGAAAGGTCATCGCCTACGATGACGCGGGGCAGCAGATCTATTCTCCCGCGCGCCCGGGGCAGCTGGCAGACTTCGACGAGGCGCTTTCCTCAATCGTCGGCTCCTACCCGCAGAAGGATCACATCCTCAAGGGCTCCGGAGCCACCGGCACGGGAGCGCGCCAGAGCGCCGGCAACGGCGGCAATGGCGCGAAGACGATACGGCGCGCCGAATTCTTCGCACTCTCGCCCACCGAGCAGTCCTCGAAGATCAAGAGCGGGCACACCGTCGTCGATGAATGAATTCGAGCCGACTCTCGGATGAGGGAAGGCGTTCGGGCCGGATGGCTCACCTCGAATGGCGGGCCAACCGCCGGCTGATCCAAACTCTAAAGGAGTCCTGATATGGGGACGCTTACCCTCACCAATCTCATCACTCCGATCATGAACGCGATGGACGTCGTCTCTCGCGAGCTGGTCGGCTTCATTCCCGCCGTTTCCCGAGACTCGTCTGCGGAGCGCGCGGCAGTCGGCCAGATGGTCACGTCGCCGGTCGTCGGCGCGATGGCCGCTGAGGATCTGACCCCCGCAGCCTACGCGGCGGATACGCCGAACCAGACCATCGGCAATGTGCAGATGACGATCACCAAATCTCGTTCGGTTCCGTTCGGAATCACGGGTGAGGAGACCCGTGGCCTGCAAAATTCCGGCACCATCGGGACGATCACTCAGGATCGAATCGCGCAGGCGCTGCGCACGCTCACCAATGAGGTCGAGAACGACATCGCGGCGCTGCACGTCTATGCCAGCCGCGCCTATGGCACCTATAATTCGACCCCGTTCGGCACGGCGGGCGACCTCTCCGACTTCGCGCAGTCGAGGCGCATTCTCGACGATAACGGCGTCCCGCAGAGCGACCTGCATATGGTGCTCGGCTCCACCGCCGTCGCCAATATCCGCGGCAAACAGTCCGGCCTCTTCAAGGTCAACGAAGCCGGCACGGATCAGCTCCTGCGCTTCGGCGTACTCGGCGATGTGGAGGGCTTCGCGCTCCACAACTCGGGAAAGGTGAAAAAGGCCGTCACCGCGGGCACGAATAATGGCGCGTCGACGACCGATACGGCCGGCTATGCCGTCGGGGCGACGGTGATCGGTCTCGCTGCGGCCGGCACCGGCACGTTCATCGGGGGCGATATCATCACCTTCGCCGGGGACACCAACAAATATTTGATCGTTACCGGCGACACCGATGTGTCGAATGGCGGCTCGATCACCATCGCCGAGCCCGGCCTCCAGCAGGCGATTCCGGCTGCGGCAACCGTCATCACCACGATCGGCGCGACCACCCGCAATATGTTCTTCCATCGCTCGGCGATCCAGCTCGCGACCCGCGCGCCGGCGATGCCCGATGGTGGAGACGCGGCCGAGGATGTGATGACGATGACCGATCCCGTATCGGGCATCGCCTACGAGTTCGCGGTCTACAAACAGAAGCGCCAGCAGCGCTTCGAGGTCAATCTGGCCTGGGGCGTGAAGATGGTCGCGCCTCGCCATGCCGGCGTGCTGATCGGCGCGTAAGGCCGGGACATGGCCGATGGCGCTGGGCGCCGTCGGCCGATTTCGAGGAGCTCACATGATCCCCACAATTCGCGTGAAGCCGTGGTCGAGCGACCAAGGCCCGTTCGTCCTCCTCAATGAGGCGGATTTCGATCCGCAGCGGCACGAGCTTTATGTCGACGAGGCCAGCGCTGTCGTGCAGGCGGCCGAGAAGCTTCGCGCCGAGGCCGAGCGCCTGGCTACGGAAGAGGAAGCGCAGCGCAAGGCCGCCACGGAAGAGGCCGCTCGTCAGGCGGCGTCCATAGCCGCGCTCGTCGCGCAACAGGCGCTCGAGGCAGGCGCTCCCGCCGCTGGCGCGCCGCCGCAGAGCGAGGGAGCCGCTGTCGTCGAGCGGGGCACAGCGACCGGTCAGCCGATCGCCGGAACCGAAACGGACTCTGCGTCGGCTCCGGAGCCTGGCGCGCCCGATCTCACCGTCGCCAAAGGCCCCCGCGGTCTCTTTTTCCTGAAGGCTGGCGATACGATCGTCTCGAAGGGATTCCCGACCGAGGAAGAAGCTACGGCCGCGGTCGCCGAACTCAGCGCTGGAGGGCCGGCGCAATGACGGTTTTCGCCAGCTTTGCGAAGCCGAGCGGCATGGGCTCCATTCATGCGCCCGGGATCGGCTCAATTCGGGCCCGTGAGTCGCTGACCATTCCGGCGACGACATCGACCGCATTCGTGGATGGTGAGGTCGCTATCGTTTTCAACAACGAGAGCGCCCCGGTCTTCGTCGCTTTCGGAACGACGCCTGATGCCGCCGCAGGGGCGGCGAGCGCTGCCACCACGGCAGGCGTCACTATTGCCGCAGGCGCGTGGCTCCCGATCATCGGGAAAGCCGGCGACAAGATCAACGTAAAGCCGGTTTCGTAAGACCGGAGATGCTCGAAATCGGACTGAGCATTTCCTCCGCAAACCCATCTAGGAAGGGGAATGCGGCGTTCGACCCGCTAACGGCTACGCCGATGGGCTTGTGGGATATCCGCGTCCTCTCGTCCTTATGGCAGGATGCGGCCGGCACAATCCCAGTGACGGCCGATGGCGACCCGGTCGGACGCGTCGATGATCTCTCCGGTTCCGGCGACTATCTGTACCAAACCACCGCGGCCTCGAGGCCGACCTTCCACACCGCCGCAGGCCTCTTCTGGCTCGCCTTCGACGGGCTCGATGATCAATTGCTGCATGCGCTCACCGGCAAGGGCTCTTTCGGCGCAGCGGTCGAAATCACGGCTCTGAAGGCCGGCTATACCGGGCTCTTCGCCACCTCCGCGATGATGCTGCTCGCCAAGACGGGGACGGGCGGGAGATGGGGGACGCACACCGGCGCGGCCGATGCGCCTGCAGGGTCCGCGCTCGCCGTCTCCGATCGATGCGTGCTCATGATGGACGGCGCGGCGAGCGGCGCCTTCTATCGCAATGACCTCGCGGACGGCTCCTATTCCGCGACCAATGGTCAGTCGCCGGCCCATATCGGCGGCTTCAATCCCGTCCAGGCAACCGGCATGAAATTCTATGCCGGGATTTTCAAGGCGGCCTCGTTCGGGGCGAACCGCTCGCCGGTCAACAAATGGCTCGGCAAGGCGGCCGGCCTTAGCCTGTAGGGGGCGGCTCCGAGCACCATGGGCAACGTCATAGATCTTAGACCAGTGAAGTGCGAGGAAATCGACGGGCCCCACATGGCGGGGACGTTCGTTTGCGGCGCCTGTGAGCATGAGTGGAGCGGCGCCGCTCCTGTGGGCACGACACATATGGAATGTCCGAAGTGCAGGCGCGACTGGGGCGCTCCGAAGCACGCCATAGAGCCGGAAATGCATTGGCGCTGCAAATGCGGTGAGTTCCTGTTTTGGCTGACGCCGAAGGGCGCGCAGTGCCGGCGCTGCGGCGTCATCTTGAGCGACTGGGCGGATTGATCGATGCTGACTGTCGAAACAGGCTCCGGCCTGCCCGATGCCGATGCTCTCGCCTCGCTCGCCAATTGCGATGCCTATCACGCCGCGCGCGGGAACGCGGCGTGGGCAGGCGCCGATACCGACAAGGAATCCGCGATCCGGCGCGCCACGGCGTATTTGTCGCGCTCGGTGACATGGGCGGGCCTCCGGACCCATGGGCGCGCTCAGGCGCTCGCGTGGCCCCGCGCCAGCTGCACCGATCTCGAGGGCTATGGGATCAGGAGCAACGAAATCCCGGTCGAGATCGTGAGCGCATGCGCGGAGCTCGCGCTCATCGAACTCGAGACGCCGAATGCGCTCGCCCCGGTGATCGTCCCGTCGGAAGCGATCAAGCGCGAGGTCATCGGGCAGATCGAGACCGAATACGCAAACCCGCTGGCCGGGGCAGAGGAGCATCGCGCCGTGTCGGCAATGGTCCGCGATCTGATCGCACCCTTTGTCTGCCGCGGCGGCGGTTCGCCGATCGTCGGGACGTCGTATCGCGCATGACTGCTTTCGATTATTCGCGCCCGCGCGCCACGGCCGAGCGGCTCATCAAGCGCTATGGACAGAGGGAGCAACTGCGCCGATCGACAAGATCGGGCCCGGAGTTCAATCCAATTGTGAGCACCGCCGATTACGCTTGCCGAATTGTCGTTCTATCGTACGAGGACAAGCAGATCGATGGGACGCGCATTAAGGCGAGCGACAAGCTCGTCTACCTCTCGACTGAAGACATGACGATCGAGCCCGCCGAATTCGACGCGCTCGTCATCGGCGGCGTCGTGCACGAGATCGTCAATGTGAAGCCGCTCTCGCCGGCGGGCGTCGTCGTCTTCTGGGAAATTCAGGCGCGCCGATGAAGAAGCGCGATGACGCCGATCGCGTGATCTGGTGCGATCGCGGCTTCTTCCCCGTCCACTACGGTTTCTGCCCATCAGAAACGGCATGGGAACGCGAGATGAAGCGCCTCGGCGCCAGAGGCGAGCCCTACCCGATTACCGATGCGAGTGCGACCACCTGTCGTAATAAGAAATCCGGAGATGTCGCGGTCATTGTGCGCATCGCCGAGCGACATGACGCAATGTCCGCTGTGGCGACCATGGCGATGATCGCGCACGAAGCTGTCCATGTCTGGCAAGAAATCCGCAAGGAAATGGGCGAGGAAACCCCGTCGCCGGAATTCGAAGCTTACGCACTGCAGGACATCATTCTGCAGCTCGGCGCCGCCTATGTGCAGTCACGCGGCCCGAAGTGGGCGCGATTGGCGAAGAAGTAGGGGATTGTCGAGTGCCGATAATCAACAAATATCTCCTAGACAACGCCCAAAATACTCTCCTCGCGTCAACCGACGACTTCTTGGTCGCTCCAGAATGGGTGTCTATCATGACGATGAACGCACAATTTCGCACGTCTCTATCCATGTCTCAATGGGTGCCGGCGGTGCTCGGCGCCGCGCCTGTATGGAGCGGCTCGTTCGAGCAGATCGTCAATCTGACTGCTGGCAATAACGCTGGCCAAGTGGACGTCGGCTATGCCGCCGAGCGCACGGTCGCGAGCGCGACCAATGACGATATCGACCTCTCCGGCGTGCTGACCGACGTGTTCGGAAATGCGGTCACGATGGCGAAGCTGGTCGCCCTGCTCATCATCAACAAGCAACGCGATGGAACACCGAACACGACGAATCTCACGCCCGGCGGCGGTTCGAACACGATTCCTGGGTTCTCGAGCGCGCTTTGGCCGATCGGTCCCGGGGGCATCTTCAAGATAGTTTCGCCGGCCATCGCCGGCCTCGCGACGGTGACCGCCAACACTGGCGACATTCTGCGCATCGCCAATTCCGCCGGTGCACAGGCGAAATATCAAATCGTTTTGCTCGGTAGAAGCAGCTAATAGGCGAGGCACCGCGATCCAATGGCGACAAACCGCGATCTGATCGAGGCGCTGCTCGAGAAATTCGAGCCGCGCGTCCGCCAGGCGTTTCTCGACGCCATCGCGCGCATCGCCGATAAAGTGTCGATCAAAGCGCTCGAGGACAGGCTGCGCGCCGACGATATCGAAGGGGCGATCCGGGCCATCGGTCTCGATCCGAACGATTTCTCGGGGCTCCGCAATGCGATTGTCGACGCCTATGGCGCCGGCGGCGCAGCGGTTACGGAGACGATTCCAGCAGCGCGCGGGAGCGACGGCGCGCTCATCAAGGTGCTCTTCGACATCCGCTCGCCGCGCGCCGAGGTATGGGCGCGGGACAAGTCGTCGGGACTCGTCACCGAGATTGTCGACGATCAGCGGAACATGATCCGGGAGAACATGCGCGCCGGTCTCGAGTCGGGCCGCAACCCGCGCGAGACCGCGCTCGATGTCGTCGGCAGGATCGATGCGCGAACAGGCAAGCGCAGCGGCGGTGTCATCGGGCTCACCAGCGGGCAAGAGGCCTGGCAGCGCCGCTACGCCGCCGAGCTGGCCTCAACCGATCCCGCCGAGTTGCGCAAGGCACTCGGGCGCGGGCTCCGCGACAAGCGCTTCGACGCCGCCGTGCTGCGCGCGATCAAAGACGGAAAGCCGATCCCGGCCGAGACCAGGGCGAAGATGCTCACCGCGTACCGGAATCGCTCTCTGAAATATCGCGCCGACACGATCTCGAGGACGGAAACGATCCGCGCGCTCGGAGCAGCAAAAACGGAGGCGTACGAACAGGCGATCGACAAGGGACAGGTCAAGGAACAGGACCTGCTCAAATTCCCGATTTCGGCTCATGACGAGCGTGTCCGGGAAACGCACCGCGAAGTCGAGCAGATGAACCGCAAAGGCGTCCCCTGGCGCCAGCCTTATCAGGTTCCTGCCGGCATGGCTTCACAGATGCACGCGCCGTACGACGAGCCGCAGTGCCGCTGCCGCGAAGAGGTGAAGATCAACTATACGCGGGGGCTGCGCTGATCGCCGAGAAGACATTCGCCGCCGAAGTGGAAGCATGGGTCCGCGAGACCAAGGAGCGCATTGAGGCGGTCTTTCATATAGCTGCCGAAGACCTCGCCGAGGAAATCATCGCGAAATCGCCCGTCGACACGGGTTTTCTTCGGCATAGCTTCCAGGCCAGCGGCTCGCAGATGCCAGTGATCCGCGCCGATGCGAAGCCGGCTGAAGGCGCGAAATACGCGGTCGACTCCGGACCAATCAATCTCGTCATTTCGAACGTCCCGCTCGGAAAGACGATCTATCTCGGTTTCGTCGCCGCTTATGCGCTTCGCCTCGAATATGGCTTCGTCGGGCAGGATTCGCTTGGCCGAAACTACAATCAGTCCGGCGTCGGCATGGTCCGCCTCGCCGCGCAGAACTGGCCGTGGATCGTCGCCGAAGCTACGGCTCGCGCGAAGGCGGCGGTTCTGTCGAATGAGCGCCGCGATCAATCTCCTTGAACAGTACCAACATGCAGCCGCCGACGAATAGCTCGACGGCGCGCAACGTCTTCTCACCGAGTTCCGTCTTTCCTCGCCGGTCGCCGATCTTCTCGAGCAGTCGGACGAAGATCGCGTGGATTTCGCCGTCGCTCATCGGGGGCAAGTCATCGTCATGCTGCATGGACGTAGGGTAGCAGAATGACCGACGCGCCGGAAGCCGCCATCCCTTCATTGCTTTTCAGCCACTTATCCGCGCTTTCGCTCGCGCCTACGCTGCCGATCGCATGGCCGGACGTGCCTTTCGCGCCGACGATCGGGGAGGCGTTTCTCGCGGTCGACTATCTCCCGAACCGCAGCAAGGACCCGTTCCTCGCATTTGATGATGGCACGCTCTACCGCGGCCTGTTGCAGGTCGCTGTCGTGACGCCGCGCGGCTCTGGCGCTATCGGCGCGGCGCGCATCGCCGCCGCCATCGCAGATCACTTCGCCGCCGGAACAACGCTCCGGCCCGACGATCAAAGCTTCGCTCTGAAGATCGACGCGCGCCCGAGCATCGGCGGCCCGATCCAAGAGGAAAAGTGGACCCGAACGCCCGTGACGGTCGCGTGGCGGGCATTCGTCTAACTCTGGAACGAAAAGGAAAGCGATATGTCGAAGCCCGAAACCATGAAGGGCGCGAAGCTCTATATCTGCGCCACCCCTCAGAGCGGAACGCTCGACCAATCCGCCTTCGTCGCGCTGACCTGGGTGCAAATCCACAAGGTCGGAAAGGTCGGCGGCGTCTCGACGACGACGAACGTCGTCAAATACGACACGCTCGATACCGACGTGTCGCAGAAAGACAAGGGCATCACGAACGGCGGCGATTGGAGCGTGGAGCTCGCTTACCTCTATGACGATGCCGGTCAGGTCGCGCTGCGCGCGGCGGCCGTCCCGCAAAACAAACAGGAATATGCGTTCAAGCTCGAATACGCGGACGCCCCGAGCGCCGGCTATTCGAACACGATCATTTACAACAAGGGGATTGTCACTGGACCGGAGCGTCCTGGCTCCGGCGTCGAAGACTTCATTCTCGAGACGTTCTCGCTCGGGATGAATCAGCTGAATATTCAAGTTCTGCCGACGCTCTGATGCCGGCGTCGTCTAAAGGCGATTCCTCGAAAGGAAAATACATGGATTTCGGAACGATCTTCAACCATGAAACGACATATCCGCTCGAGCTACGTCATCCGTTGTCCGGAGAGCTGACGGGAGTGACATGGCGGATCAAGTCGCCGCACTCCGAGTCGGTGAAGGCGGCCGTCCGGAAGCTGCTCGACGACGAGACCGAACAGGCGGTCATTACCGCCGCGCCGCTGAAGGTGGCCACGTTGGAAAAGCGCAATGCGGCGATCTTGGCGGCGCATGTTGCCAGCTGGGATTGGGGCGGCCACACGTTCCATGGCAGCGTGCCGGAATTCTCGCCGGAAAAGGTCGCGGAAATCTTGCTTTCCGAGAGCTGGATTTACGATCAGGTCGCGAAGGCGAAGGGCAAGATCGGAAATTTTACCGCGGGCTGACGAAGGAACTCGTCGGCTTCGTCGCTCTCGTCGTCCGCTATGAGACTCCCGACGCCAATGGGGAAACGCGCCGGAAGCGCAATGAACGCTTCGACATGGCCGAGGCAAATCCCGAAATATCGGCTCCGCAGCGTGGGGCGCATATCCTCGAATGGTTTTGGGATGCGTCCGATACACGGCGATGCGAGCAGGGATCCCCGCAGCGATTGACCCCTGTCGAATGGGCGGCATGGGCGGCGCTGACGGGATTCGTCGTAACCCGCGACGAACTCATGATCCTTCGAAAGATCGACGCTGCGTTTGTCGAGGCGTTTTCCGAAGAGCGCGCCGCGCAGATCGCACGCGGCGCCAAACAGGAAGGTGACGAATAGTGGCTGATCTCGCGCATCTTGGCATCGCTGTCGACTCGTCGCAGGCCGAGCAAGGAACGCTCGCGCTCGACAAGTTGGCGGCGTCCGCCAAGAAGGTGGAGCAGTCGGCGGGCCAAATGGGCGCGGCTGTCGCCACGGCGGGAAAGCAGGCGGCCGACGCGACATCGAAAATCAGCGACGGTGCGAAGAAAGCAGAGAAGGACACCGAGAAGCTCGGCGATGCGCTCGACGACGCCGGCAAGAAAGCATCCTCCGCAGCGGCCGAGACGGAAAAGGCCGGCGCCAAGCTCGGATCGGCTCTTTCGAAGGGCGCGCGCGAGTCGACGGCGGCGGTCTCTGCGCTCAGTGATGCTGCGGGCCAGGTCGGCATCGATATCACCGGCGCGGCAAGGGCGACGGAGGCGGCTACGGCCCGCGTAGGCGCCGCGATCGGGAAGCGGCGCGACGAACTCGGGCGCTATATCAAGGGCGCCGGTGGCGCGCTCGGAGACGCGCTCGGTACAGCGACTGGCGGCGGAAGTGGGACAACCGGAAACCCGCTGGCTCCTCTGACGGAAGGCGCCAACGACAACGCGAAGGCCGTCGGCCTCGCCCGCTATGAATGGATCAATCTGAGCCGGCAATTTCAGGATGTCGGCGTTCAGATCGCGGGGGGGCAGTCACCATTTCTGATCCTGGTCGAGCAGGGCTCGCAGATCGCCGACGTCTTCTCCTCGAGCAGCGGCGGCGCCGGCGCAGCGCTGCGCGATTTTGGTTCGACGGTGCTGCGCAGCGCGACGAGCCCCATCGCGCTGCTGACTGTCGGACTCGGAGCGGCTGCGCTCGCCACCTATCAGTTCGCCCAACAGCAAACCGCGCTGGAACGGTCCCTGAATGGCGTCGGGCGGCTCTCCGGCACGACTGCGGGCGATCTGAGCGCTGCGGCAATGGCGTCGGCGCGCGGCGGCGGCCTCTCATATGGACAGGCTACCGGCGCTGCGGCGCAATTCGCCGGCGCCGGGATCGGGGCTGAAAATATCCCGACGCTTCTGTCGAGCGCACAGCGCTTCGCACATGCCTTCGGAACTGACCTCCAGGATGCGCAGGACGAAATCACTCAGATCGTCGGCGGCGAAGGCCTCGGCGCGATGGAGAAGCGCTTTGGCCCGATTTCGTTCGGCGCCAAGGAAATGGTCCGTTCTCTCGAGGCGAGCGGCCGCTACGCCGAAGCGACGGCGCTGAAGACGCGCATGCTCGACGACGAAACGAGAAAGGCCAAAGACACGGCATCGGAGTTATCGAAGGCTTGGGAAGGCGTCGTCAGATGGGCGACGACGCCCGTATTCGGCCTCGGCGGGAAGATCAACGCCGCGATCCATGGGCCGTCCATCGAGCAGCAGCTCGCGGCCGCCCGCGGTGAATATTTCAATCTGCGCGCCCAACGGCGCGGGGACGCCTCTTCCTATCCGGGCGAGGCGGCGGCGGAACAGCGCGTCCGCCAATTGGAGCAGCAGCTCCAGGAAGATCGCGCGCGGCCGGCGCGGGAGCGCCGCGACCTCGAACTGAATCGGCTCTCTGATCGCGCCGGCTCCATCATCGATGCGGCGTCTCCGGATATCGGTCAGCTGCGCGGCCTGCGGGAATCCCGCGATGCGCTGCAAAAGCTGCTCGGCTCGGATGATGGTCTCGCCAAGCTCGGCAATCGGGCCGATGAAGCGCGCCACACCCTCGCCAATCTTGAAAATCAGATCGCAACATGGCGCAGCGCGACGGATCGTATGCGCGAGGACTCGGCGCTCCAGGTCCGCGAGATCACGGC